ATGAGGTTCATGTCCATATCGTAGAGAACTGCAATTGAATGCATCCACTCTTTCTTTGCTGCGACTATTCCCTCTCTTACTGATTCTCCTGATGCGGTCACACTTCCCTCTGTCGAGGTGTATGTGGTGCATCTGATCATTGTTGGTTCTGTGAATCCTGCTGCCTTAGCACTCTTCACATTTGCCAAACTTACTATTGCTGTCATCAGCAATATGCTTATCATCCTCAGTTTCATCATGTTTCCCCTCTATCCCCAATACTGTTTTTAACAACACGCAAGGTGCATCATCATCCACAAACTCCAAGATTCTTTTTGATATTTTCATTTGTTCAGCGGTTCTTATAAGGTCCTCATATTCTGATTTTGGAACTGTTACTGTTGCTGTTATATCTGTTAGTCTATGACTGGCCATTTTTATCCCTCTTCTTTCTCTCTTATTTCATATCCTGCAAGGTCTAGGATTTGGATCATGTTGGTTAATACTGCATCATAGGTTTTATTCTTTTGCTTTTTGCTAACCGCTTGTTGAGTTATGCCCTCAATATCTGCTATATCTTTTTGCTTTAAGGCTCTAACATCTTTCATGATCCTTCTGACCTTTGGTGCATACCAGGTAATGTTTACTGGTGGCATTTAATCACCTTCTTTTTCATCTCCAAATGGATAAAAGCTAAAATCAACATCTATAACTTCGTTATCACTAATGTACAAAGTCGCCTTTGTATTTTTTTTATAAAAACAAACTTCGTAAAGTTTCCCTTTTTCTTCCTGCTTTTCTCCATTGACTATTACTTCTGTTTCTTGTTCATATACTCCTTCTAATTTGAATCCGCTTAATAGATTCAGCCACATCAAATCAAAATCAAACATTTTACATCTCCTTATTTGCTAAAAATTTATTAATAAAATACTGCTGCCCTTTTGCTGTTACTTTTGTTGTATGTGTGACTATTGTTTCTCCATCTAGTCCTTGCCTAGTTCCTTCACATACTCTAAATATTTTCAGTTCGGATGCTCTTTGTGTTGGAAGATTATCTCTGGTTAAATACCCATTTTCTCGCATCCATTTGAAAAGCCTTTTCTCGCCGGTGTTTACTCCGTTTTGATTAAGTATTTTTGCGAGTTCACCTATAAGAATCACAGTTTTACTTGATGTAATTGCATCTGCAAATATCTCTTTCGGTTTCATTCGTTCATTTTCTTCTTTGAGATATTTGATTGCATGCTTACTTTCTTCTATGGTCTTTTGAGCCATCATCAATGCTCTTGCGTATTGTTGCTCTGGTGAGTTGTAATACTTCTCTAGTTCATTGAATGCTTGAATGTACTTTATTTTCCATTCCATTGCTTCACTTCCAGTAAATCCCATAGCCAATAAAGTAAAACCATCTCGATTCATGATGTATATTTTTTTCTCTCTTCCGTAACTATCCGGCTTTGTACTTTCTAAAAACATCTGCCCAAAATTGGGCACATCTTTTTTTAAGTTTTCAATATCTCTCAAAATGTGCTTGTGTTGTTTTCCAAATACATCAGCTATGTTTCTGCTGTCTGTAATCATTTGGTCTTGTTCTATTCGAACATCTACTGATACTAATTCGTTCATACATATCCTTTCTTTCCTGTTTACAGTTGAACTTTTATTCAACTTCATCCGCAAAAAAAATAGATTCTTTTTCTTCAAGATTACTTATTCCCAATTCTTTGCATAAAATGTCTATCTCTTTTGCATTGAATAAGTTTCTATTTACAATCTTATTACTCAATGACTGTCTTGTTATTCCACACTTCTCAGCCAAATATTCAAGTTTATAACCTGATTTATTTATAAGCTCTTTTAATCGTTCAGTATTGGTCATTTTCTATCTCCTTTCTATTTTTTTGGTTGAATTTGTGTTCAACCTATTGAGAGAATACAACATGTTGAATTGCTTGTCAACATTTTTCAACCAAAATGTTGAATTATTTTTATACTACCTTTATAATGGTTGCATATAGCAAAGGAGATTTGACAAATGACTGTTGCCGATAGAATTAAATTCAAAAGAGAAGAATTGGATATAACTCAAGATGAATTAGCCAAAAAACTTGGACTTAAAGGTAAATCATCTGTGTGCAAGATTGAATCTAGTGGAGACAATATTTCAACTAAAAGTATTCGCAATTATGCAAATGCTCTCGGAGTCACTATTGCATATTTAATGGGATGGGAGTCAGAGTCAGACCCTTCAACTGCTGCCCTTGAGCATATTATTAATGTCAATGAGGAAAATGGTGGCAATTCTGAAATGGCTAAAATGCTTTATAGAACTACTGTCATGAATTCTGCTGCCTTTGATGTTACCGAATCAGAAATTAAACTTATACAAAAATTTAGATCTGCAACACCAGAAGTTCAAAGTGCTATTACTACACTTTTGGCATTTGCAATGGATCAGGAGAAAAATAACAATGACAATTGAGAGACTACCTTCTGGATCATTTAGAGTACGAATGACATTTAACGGAAAAAGACAATCTGCTGTATTCGACCACAAACCTACTGAGTCAGAGGTTATGTTGGCTTTTTCAAAGAAAATAAATTCTACTATTAAATGCACTCATATTACTTTTGAGACTGCTGCCAATGAATATTGCAAATTGAGGAAAAATGTATTGTCTCCCAAAACATATAGAGAATACATGAGAATGCCACAACGATTGTCTAGTGATTTCATTACATTGTATATAGATGAAATTGACAATCTGGATATACAAAACGAGGTGAACACTCTTAGTGCTACGCGTAAGCCTAAGACTGTTAAAAATTACTATGATTTTATTATTTCAGTAATGCGAATGTATATTAAGAATTATGCTCCTGATGTCACAGTTCCAGAAGTCATGGTCGAAAAGAAGTATATTCCTACTGATAAAGAAGTGAAATTGTTATTTGATTCTGCTATGAATCATGAGAGTGGAATGTTCTTCATTCCTATTGTTTTGGGTTCTTATGGCTTGCGTAGATCTGAAATATGTGCGTTGGAATGTGATGATATAGTTGGGAATGTTGTTTATATAAAAAAATCTATGGTCCAGGATGATGACAACAATTGGATTATAAAAGAATATCCCAAAAACTCAACTTCTATTCGTAGAATTCCAATTGATTCAGAAATTGCGAACATGATCCATGAACAAGGATATGTCTACAATGGTCATCCAAATAGCATTTCTGATTATATTGCAAAGTTTTGTGATAGAAATAACATCACTCATTTTTCTTTGCATAAGTTAAGGCATTATTTTTGCTCTAGACTTGTTTCAGAGGGAATCGATACAAAAACGGCAATAACAATGAGTGGACACAGCACCGATTCAGTTTTTAAAAGAATTTATGTGCATGAGGTAGATGAAAAAGTTCAAGAAGCATCCTCAAAATTAGATAGTATATTGTTTGGTGATGGTCACAAGTGGTCACAGAACAAAAAAGAATGTTGATTTTATGCGGTTTATTCAATGTAACGTGCTTTTTCAAGTCCTGTCATCCGCACTCTCAAAAAACTCTCTAAAGTATAGTATTTTCAATACTTTGAGAGTTTTTTATTTTTCTCTTTGTGACCATTTTCACAACTATGGGTTGTATGTAAAAACGCGTGGTTGTGGGTTCGTGTGTCCATGAGTGGTCATGAAATCTTTTTACCCTGCACGTCAGTTATTGTTCACATCTCTGACATATAATAAACAAATTATTTTTTATTTTCAAGCATAATAAAAGCCATGTATTAAACACGGCTTTTTGTTTCCCCTATTATTTCACTCAGATTATAGCATTTTATCATTTCCCTAGTGCTTTTATCTTTGTTTCTTTCAATAAATCCCCTAAACTCTTTACTGTTTTTCATAAAGTCCTCATATACTTCAAGCGGATCATTATTACTCAACAATAAAATCATTTCATTGAGAGTTATTGTCATTTGATTACCTTCTTATTGTCTATGCTGTTACCCTTTTAAATTTACACATTGCCTGATATATTGCTTTGAGTTCGGTATAAGACAACTTATCAAGTAATTCTATAATTTTTGATTTTATTTTCTCTTTATTGTGCATATACGAATCTCCTTTCTGATGTAGATATTATCAGAAAAGTAAATATAATACTGAACTATTTTGTACTTAAATAAATACAATTTTATTGTTTCTATAGTTCAACATTGAACCAAAAAGGAACTAGACACATTTGTATCTAGTTCCTCTCTTTTAATAATTCATCTCTCTACGCATTCTATTTTCCATGCTGTCCATATCTGAGGAATCGTTACTATAGTTATTTCTCATGTATCTTCTACCTGATGTTGTGTTTTCTCCATAGTTTCCTCTTCTACCATATGTCATTTCTGACATTGGCATTCTCCCATTAGAATATGAACCCTGTGCGTTCCAATTTCCGTCACCATATGAATAACCTTCCTCTTCAATCATTGTAATCTTATCAAGATTCTTGATTGTGTCTGTAATCATGTGAACTGTATCAAGGTCATTTCTTGTGAGACTTCCTTTTCTTGCGTACTGGTCAAGATCTGTGCAGAGCATTTCTTTTAAATCATACATTGCTTTTGCGCTCATATTACTGCACCTCTCTTATTGTAATCAAATTTGCATCATCTACAGTCACCGGAGTTGCACCGATATTTCTTACTGACAATGTGTAGCAACAATTACAAGGAACATCTATATAAATTCCTTTTGATACATTGAATAACTCTTCAACTGCTGCAGGTGTTACCACCATTGTTGCACCTTGAATAGCTTCTCCATTTAATGCAAGTGCTAGTGTGATTGGTCCAACTGTTTCACCTGTAGGGATTGCTACATTTGCATCAAATAATACAAAGTATCTTCCACCTTTGAGTGTAAATATTCCTGAACCTCTTCTATGTCTTACCTTGCAACATGGTTCTACTGGTGTTTCTGTAAATAATACATTTCCGTTAACTTCAACTGTCTGTGGTAATGGATTAATAAATTCTGCCATAGGAACACCCCCTATGCGTTACATCCGCATCCACCATAGTTGATGCTATAGTTGAGTGGTGCATTCGGATTGCAAGTGAGGTATGCCGGTATAGGACACTTATTGATTTCATTGACGATTGACTGCGCATTAGCTCTATCGCGATATGCTGCAAGTTCATCACGAAGTCTCTGTGTCTCCTGATTTGATAAGTAATCAATTACGCGATCTCCCACTTTGTCGATAGCCTGTAATGTCTGACAGTTCTGCGAAGCCATGTTATAGTTGGTCTGCGCAAAGCCGTTCTCTATCTGTCTACCGATTCCGTTTGCCTGAGTTGCTATGTTATAGTTGACATCACTAATCTGCTGTCTTAAATCACAACAGCAATTCTGTACTGCGTTTTGAACTCCCTGAGTTGCAATGCGGTTCTCATATCCCTGCTGTACCATTACTGTGTTAAGTCCTGCAAATCCCTGAGTCATTGTGTTCTGCGCTGCCGCAAAACCATTTGTGATAGTGTTGTTGAGGCTGAATGTCGCATCACAGATTCCTGAGTATACTCCATCAAGTTTTCTCTCAATCTGTGAGAAGTCACTTGCTAAAATATAACCATCTGTTGCGCCCTGTGAACCGCCACCGAAACCACCGAAGCCGTTTCCACCCCATCCGCACAATGCGAAAATGAAGAGGACGATAAGCCACCATGCGCCATTGCCACCACCAAAACCATCATTTCCATTATTTCCGCTGATTGCTGCGAAATCAGCAGGAGTCATTTCTGATGCTGTCATAGTTTCTACCTCTTTTCTTTTACTGGTTAGCGGTTAAGTCCTATTACTTAACCGGTTTATTAAAACGCGCGCTGTTTTAATCTATTTGAATATTCCAAATTTTTGAGCCATGCCATATATCATATTGGCTGAACTCTGAATTTTATTTAATTGAGCTTGATTCAAATTTGCATTTTGGATCATTTGTCTTGCTTCTTGCTCTGGATTTCCTTTATATCCTGTAATAAACTGACTAAACATCTGCATTAGCTGTAGTGGATTGTTTTGCATTTTTCTTCACCTCTTTTGTTGCATAGTTGTTTATGAAGTCATTTACTTGATTCTTAAATTCTTCAAAGTCTTTAGTGCTTACAAAATCATCCGTGTGTATTTCTGGCATTGCAGAAACTTCTTTGTATTCATATATTTTCATTGGCATTGGTCTGCCTGTATAATCTGCGATCTTTTCATAAAATCTAGGCTGTGAGCTATCCCACAATCTTACAAATCCATTTGCAGCTACTATATATGATTCCGCTGCTTGTTGATTTGATACATAGATTCTTTCATCTTGCTGATTGTTTGCCTGTGGATTGTTATTATTTCCCTGGGGAATATTTCCGTAATTGTTTTGAAAATTCTGTAGATATGGGTTATATCCGTACATTGTCAATCTCCTTTCTTCCAGTAATATACCGGAATGCGATCACCTGAATTGAAACTGTCATACCAATCCCCATCAATTATTGCGACAACATGTCCGCTTAAAGCTAATATGTATGATCCATGAGGATTATCTTCTGCAAATTCTGCTACTGTATAACATTGAGGGCATGTGTCTGGAATAATGTGTTTTGTAAATCCTCTTTTCTTCAAATAGGATCCCCACACATGGTTTGCGCTGGGCATGTCATAGAAACGCAATCCTTCCAGACACAAGTCGGTATATACATCTTCCCATCTTTCTCCTAAAACTTTTGCTATTGCTCTAACTGTACAATCGTCAGCTCTTCTGTGTAATGGATTTATGTTAAGATTCTTATACATGTCTTTTGTCACCTCATGTATATAGAATAAGATTTGTTATTATTTGATACCACGATATAGATACGCAAATTTTATGCAATAAAAAAAGAGGGAGAGACTAAGCTCTCCCCCATTTTTTGGAAGGTTACAACTCTCTGAGTGAGATCGCATAGGCTCTCACCCAGTCTATGTTAAGCAGTTTTCTAACCGCTGAACACCTAAACTCTTGTACTCGTCTTGTGCTATATCCCATCTTTTCTGCTGTTTGTTCTTGCGTTAGGCATCCATCAAGTATGCACTCTAATACCATTTTTTCTTTACTGTTAAGTCTTGCTCTCATTATTGCAAATTCAATAATTTGATTATCTCCACAGTTCCAGAAGTATTTTAATAATTCTTTATCCATACGCACCGCCTATCTAGAACATATAGCCAATGAGCAGACATGCAATAACTACGCACAAAATAACTACTAATCTTTTTAGCACTATATTTTCTTCACTTAGTTCAAATGCTGTGTTTATTGCATCTGAAATGATGTCATCTTTTATTGTCTTCAATTTATATATGCCTTTCCTGCTTCATTTGCACATATCCATCCGGAAGGAATAAGGATCCATGTCGAATTTGATTGTTTGCTTACCGCTTTACATGTCACCCTGGTACCTTTTTTCAGAATTGCGCAACCATAATCGTCAAATCGTGAATGCTGTTGAGCATTTTCTGTAATGCATGAGAATTTCATTTTCTCTCCGAATGGTTGCTCTCTTATATATAGGTCCGTTGCTAATGTATAAACTTTTCCTACTATATACTTTTCTTCTACTGTTGGAATTGGTGGTGTTGTTGATATACCTGCATCATATAAAGTCAGATTGAACTCTTGTATTATTTTCTTTACTGAGTTCACTTCTGTTGAGCTTGTCATATATCCGCACTTTTTTATTTGTTCCATCTGAGTTGCGTAGTCGCATCCTGCAAGGACTTTCTTATATAAAGAAGTGTTTAATAGTTCATAATAATTGAATATGCATTGCTCCAAACTATCATATGATCTAAATGCTGCGGCATTGAGAACTGTAAGAACTCCGACTGTGTACTCTTCATTGGTTTTTGCAGTAAAGAATTTTTTACTCCAATATTTTGTCGCGGTTCTTCCAGTTCCAACTTTTTGACCTAATACTGCATTGTGTTTATACATCAATCTGGATCCGTCTGTACCATATCCGAACCCTGATTCTATACATGCCATGCCTATGCAAACACTTGGAAGTACTTTTCCAAGTGTCTTATAGGCTTTTTGTGCAAATGGAGCTATTTCTGCTATAAATTCTAACTTTTGCTGATTGGTTGGTTTATATGCCATGCTATTTCACCTACTCAAAATATTTCAATAATTTATCGAATCCAAACATGGCAGCATATGCCACCATCATTCCAACTACTAAAAATGCTGCAAACACATACCATGTAATTGTCATTTCATTAATCTGCCAATATGCCAAAAATACTGCTGCCGTTATGATGATTGATAATATTGTTACAAAAACATTGAGTTCCTGCGTAGATTTGAAATTCCAAATCTTTTTTACAACCTCTGTGAATATGTTTACGAATATCACAAGAATTCCAATGATTACCATTAACTGTGAAATTATTTCTGTATAACTCATGTTCTACCTCTCTTTATCCATTTGCATCTTCTTTTTTGCGTTTCTTTTTATTGATTTGAATTGCTGTACAGAATCCACCCTCTGCCACACCGAATGCAACAAAAAAGCACCCTGTGAGAGTGCTGTCAGGCTGAATTCCCATAAATTCTTGTATAATGCATACTACTGTATACAAAATCAATAATGTTGCACTAAATATTAATGCTTTGTCTGTGGTTATTTCTTTCATTCTATATCAACCCCATGTGCTATCTTGTTGAGGTGTTTATCAAGTTTATCTCTTGCTTCTGTGACTTTTCCGTCAGCTCCCAATTGTTTCAATCCATCAAGTGTTGCTAACATACAGAATGAAAGCAGACATTGTTCTTCTTTTATCTGTTTAATCTGTTTATCATATTCATCCCATTTTTGCACTTGATCATGTTTTGCATTGATTCTATCAACCAATTCCAGGAGTACTTTATATCCACCCCATATTGCAACCATTGCAGCTATCACTTTTAGTAACTGGTCAATGGTTAATGTTATACTTGCATCCATCCTTTTCCCTCTCTTGTCTATGATTGTCTACGATTGCCCTCAAATATCATTCTTCCAGGAGAGAAAATACTTCTTTGCTGTGATTAGTGCTTTTGCACATCCTAGTACTCCAATGAGGACTACTATTGCACCCACAGCAACCAATAAAATTATTATGCCCATTTTGCCCTCAAAAAAAGGAAGGGATTTCTCCCTTCCTAACTAACATATCTTTTCAGTAATGTGACTTATTCTGTTACTGTTTCCTTTTCAACTTCGTCAATCTTGATAATATCTCCGTTAGGATTGAATAATACACATTTAATATTCTGTGTCGCTTTGTTTCCACCAACCTTTGAAATTTTATCATGCAATTTCAATTCAGATTCAGCCTTATTACAAGGAACAACAACTCCGTCCACTTCCTTTGTAAGTTTTTCTGATACGATTTCTGCTCCACCACTTGTGTTAAGTGTGAATGTTACTAAACTAAAATAATTATACATATTTTATTCTCCTTTTTATAATATACTGTATGTCATAAGTAATTTAATATTTTGAGCCTCTGTACTAGGTGCATATATCATAATATTTCCATTTGTAGTTATTCTTATTGGACGTACTAAACCATTAGATTCCATATATCCTATTCCTGAAAATACTTGTTTAGGTATAGCAATATCTTCCACTTTAACAATTGAATTCCATCCACTAGAACGACTACCAGTTAAATCAACATCAATAAAAACTGTTGTTCCTATTTTGTAAGAACTATTAGCTTCAACATTTAGAGTTCCGCTTGTTATTTGAATAGGCATTTTATCATATAACTCTTTAGTAATCTCAACATTTGACTTTGCGTATGGCTTATAGTTTGTATCAGTTCCTTCACAAAACATAGGATTGAATGAAGCTATCGTATTGGTCTGTATACTTCCATTAGTTCCGTTACCTGCATATTCTATACGCACTTTTGTAGTTGTAGAAGCAGTTGTAACAGTAAAACTTGTCTGCTCTAAATTAGATACTTTTCTGTTGGCATTGTTATTACTATCATATTCACATATAAATATTCTTCTTGCTGATTTACTACAACTTGCCGTATATACTGTATTTGGCTTTACAGATATAAACTCACTTTTAACACCACCTATGTTTACAGAAACACTTCCGTCATTATCTATTTCTCCGTTTGTAAGCATGTCCAAAGAAAGCAAATTTTTACCTTTTAAGTAATCAGCACTATCATTTACTATTTCAGTTAGTTCTACATTTGACTCTGAATATGGTTGATATGGTGTTGCTTGTGAACCTTTTTCCATTTGATACTTTGTGTTCAAATCGCCATTAGTGCTACTGTTATGCAACCTTATATAATGATATCCACTTGGAACAGTAAATACACCATCTTGAAATACATCAGAATAAAAACCATCAGTAAATTTAGATGGGTAGAAGAATACTCTATTTAACACCTCTTGTCCGTCTATGGAAATTATATAAGTTTCTCCTTCTTCTACTTCGATATAATCAGTACCGATGTATGCGTTATTTGGAGTAAATATTCCTGTATTAGTTGCACCACTGACATTTAAAATTTTTGGAATTAAATTTTTACTCTTTAACCAATCTTGTGACTCACTTAACTTCGTAGTATTGTTACCAATTTCATCACCTAAAACAATTGCTTCCCAATATTCAGGATGATCTGATGGTGTTTGTCCATCTGGAACGTTTTGTATAGCCCTATACAGCGCACCTCGTCTAATTATTTTCCCAACTGTATATGTTTCTTCCTCATTCCATGTCTCAGCTATATTTTCCGCATCTCCTTCGATAGCTATTTTCATTTGAGCTATACTTCTGTCTTGTGTAGCAAATCTCATTGCCAAATCGTCAGCCGTTGTCAGCCTACCATGATCGTCAACTAATGCTTTTGTTTTATCTACAATGCCATCATCATCCTGATCATAGATGGCTTTATACATATCACCACCAGAACCATCTCGAATTATAATTGTTCCAATTATTTCCTCTGTGTCGGTTCTGATAAAGTCAACAATCGTTTCTCCTTCGGTTGTTTTTGGGTGAATAATTGTGTCTACGGAGTAGCCATCATTTCCGCGATCTCCCTTCTCGCCTTTTTCTCCTTTTTCTCCTGGAAGTCCTTGCAGAGCATTTTCTATAGTAGCTATAGTTCCATCTGCATATGTAACTGTCATTGTGTCACTTTTTTTATCAAAAGAAATATTTGTAATAGCCTTATTTCCTGTGATGTTTATAAGGCTATCTAATACATTTGAGATTGCTTGAAGTCTTTCAGCGTTTATTGCTGCGCCTGTATCATTTTCCCATGTTGGTTTATTGTAAGTTATGCTCATTTTTTTCTCCTAGTTTGATGTGATTCTGTCTGTCAAAAACTGCTCTCCGCTTATTTGTCTTGATAAAATAATAGTTTTTATCAAACTTCCATCCGTAGTTTCCATTGACAATGTGTCACCAGCTTCTAGCCAAGGTTGTGCTATTGCTTGAATGTCACAAGGCATATAACGAATATTCCCTATTTTTTCCGCTATTTTTTGCAAAATTGGTAGAACTATTTTGTCTGAAAGAACATAATTATCTATATAAAAATTGTTTGTTATTTTATATTCAAGATAATCGTTTTCATTAAATGTCTCTACTAGATCATAATATACATAAATTTTTTCAGTTTTTCCGACATAATCATCTTTCATTATTTTTTCGGATGGTGGTGTGCTACCTTCTGCAGCTCCAATTATTTCCGCGGAAACTCTTCCATATGGTTTACTGAGTTCATCATCATACCATCCTGAAGCATAAACAGAAGAGTTTGCATATCCTTTTGTTCCACTTGGATATAGTTCATTTGATGGATATAGTTCATTTGATGGATATAGTCCTGAAACATCTTCTGGTGTCATAAATTCATAGCCACCTCTTCTGTCATTTTTTGCAAATAAACCTGAAATTTCCAGAGTTCCTTGCAAGGGATCAAGTATATCAAATGAATCGGCTGATAAAATATAATTTGCATCATCCTCATTATTTTTTATTCTTTGTGCTGATGCTTTATAACCTAAAACCTCATCAATTAAATCAATTCTTCTTATTTGAATGCTTTCCGCATTTCTTACATTAATGTAATCATCTATAAATGTTATAGGTATTTCTTGTTCTGTAGAATTTCCACTATTGTCAATAAAATGTTGATATAGTTCTAGTTTTATTTCATAATATGATCCAAGAATAGGCTTATCATATGCACTTGATGGATTCCAAAAGTATGGCTCATAGCTTGTTCCTAAATAAGGATATATGCAACAAAAATTACCTAGATTTATAAAAGTATTGTATGTGTAAGAGCTATCTTTATTTGTTGCAATACTTCCATAATAAAAACCTTGAAGCGCACTATTTATTATATCCTCGCATGTTAATGTCCATCCGCTACCTATTTTGTATCCATGACTTAAAAAATAATTAAATACATTATTTAGCCATTTTCCAACTGTTTCATTTGCAGGATCATTTTTAATCTGAAAAACATTTTGTGCATCATTCAAATCTTTTATTTCATAATATTTCATTTTGCCCCTAATGAAACAATTGTATTTATTTGTTGAATACATTCCGTTTGGTGATGATGTCATTTCATCCGATATAAAATTCATCATACTAATATGAAAATCTTTTACATTTAATCCAGTTATTGCTTTTTGAATAACTCCAAACTCTGTCACATTCAAATTTGCACACGCAAACTTTGCAACATCAACTGTCACTATTGAATTTCTACCATCATATACTTTATGATATAAAGCATGTGTAAACGGATTTTCTTCAGCAAATCCATTTACCCCTCTTGCATATGCCACTATTTTTCTGTGTGTCATGTCTGTTTGCTTTTGACATGACTCAACAACAAAATTATCATACGGAATAACGTATATGTAGAATCCTAGTTCTTCGGAGTAAACTGCGTTTAATCTGCACCATTCTTCTCCAAGCAAAGAACAATCCACCTCAAGTTGTACATTAATTTGCAGATTTTTTATATTTTCTACTCCAACAACTTCACATTCAAATGAAGATGCTTCCGCAAGTCCTAGTTTGAACTCATTTTGTGAACACAATGACTCTGTAAATACTACAGAATTTTGAACTATCTGCTCATTTGTAATATCAGCATGTTCTCCTAACGGAAAATGTATTCTAATATTTTTTCTTATTCCGTCTTGTATTAACAAATCTTTTAATTCTACTGGAACATCTATCATTATCTTTCCTCAACATCTACTGTAAAAGCTGGTACATGGTCTTTATAACCCCAAACTCTATCAAGAGATGGAGCAAAACTTATATATAAGTTACATGATTTACTTTTATTTTTATTATTGATGTACAAATAGCATGGAACATATCCGCCTATTTTTTTACTAGCTTCAACATGGTTTACAAAATCGTCATACTCTTTCATGTTTCTGAATTCCATGTCAAAACTTCCTGCAGCCTTGCTTCTAACTACATGTCTATGATTTATTGTATTTGCATCTATCCACTCACTATATACATCTGTGTCTATTACAGAATACGAACCGGTTATAATTCTTTCTGTATAATCAATTCCATTTATGTTTAATAGTTTCATTTTTATTCCTTATGCTAATGCATTATATCCTGTGGTTTTAATCATTTTTTGATTTTCTTGTCTTACAAGCCTAAATACTCCTTTTGCATCTCCTTGCAATACAACGTTTACTGTTGTGTTTGTATTTGCCATGCTTCCAAGCATCTTCTGCATGGATCCTAAAACATTTTCCTGTCTGCTTTGACTACTTATCTCATATCCACCTACAGAAGATGTTGATGCGGTCATTGTTGACATTGAGTTTGATGAACTTTGTACTTTTCCTAATACGTTTTCTGCTTCGGTTGCTAGACTTTTTACATTTTTCTGTATGTTTCCTGATTTTTCATTGATGCCATTTGTAAAATTATCAACCAAATCATTTCCCCATTTCTTTGCACTTGGTATCAAATTATCCCATGCATCTTTTATTTTATTAATACAATTGTTCCATGTTTCTGCAATTTTATTTGGTATTGATTTAAAGTAATCAACTATTTTCTTTGCAGTTCCAACGATTGTATCTTCAATTTTCTTCATTGTCTCATCGGAAATATGAAACATTATTTGTATGTATGTCTCAAATCCATTCTTAATAGCACTTCCGATTCCTGATATTACTCCCTTAATTCCACCACCTGCATCTTCGAATGCTGCTTTGATTTCGTTAATATCTTGTATGAAATGTTTTCCGATTGGTGACTCTGCTACAGTGGTCTTAATCTTATCCCATGCACTTGCGCATGCTTCACTTAATTCATCCCAATGCTGAACTATCTCATATATTGCAATTCCAAGGAGTGCCAGTGCTGCAATAATAAGTATAATTTCTGGATTTGCTGCAACAAATGTTATTACTGCTTTGGTTGCTGCCGATATTGCAGGAATTACCGATGTTGTCAATGCACTTCCAATTCCTTGAAGTCCTGTGACAATAGTTGGGAGATATTTTATTATATTTCCTATGGATCCCATCAACGTACCTATGACCACTAAAACTGGACCAATTACTGATACAATCATTGCAACTACTACAATCACTGTTTTTACTGGTCCTGGAAGGTTTTCTAAAACTTGCAATAATTTAGTTAATTTTTGAATTATTGGTGTGATTATTGGTAATAATACCTCTCCAAATGATGCAGATAATTCTGTGAGTGATTCCTGGAATACTCTTATCGAGTTTGCAGTTCCGTCTGATGTTCTTTCAAAGTCACCACTTGCACTTCCAAGGCTTTCCATTACATACTGATATCTCAATGCAACTTTTTCTGCCTGAGACATTGTGTTATATGATTTGTTGAAACCATTCTCCATTGCATATGCACTCAATGTGGTTTCATTCATTACTACACCAAGATTTTTAAGAGCTTCACCTTCTCCTGTGAATATTCCCTTCAATGCGTTTGTTGCTGTGTCAAGTGATACATTTTTGAATGATGCTACATCTCCTGCCAACTGAACGAGTGACATTGACATGTCAGCAGCCGAATCTGTAGTCAATCCCATTGATGTGGCCATGTCTCCGTAAAGTGCAGCCATGTCAAGAGCATTTCCTTCTGCAATACCTGCTGATTCGAGTGTTGTCTCTGCAAATTCTTTTACTCTTCCAGATGCATCACCGAATACAACTTCAACCTTGTTCATTGATTCTTCAAGATTTGATGCTGCGCTTACCATATTTGCACCCACAGCTACTATTGCTGCAGATACTATTGTGAGCTTTGCCCCTGCTGCTTGAATTTTTGAGCCTAATTCTGTGAATTTGTCACCAACTGCTGCCAGTTTTTGTGCTGATACCGAACCGAACTGAGATGTCTGATTCTCGAGCTTTTTCAATTCATTTTCGCAGCTTACTATCTCTCTCTGAATTGCTGCATACTGATTTGATGATATTTCTCCATTTTCAAGCTTCTGATTTGCAATCTCTGCTGCCGATTTGAGTTCTTTTAATTTCTGACTTGTATTTTCTACTGCTTGTGCTAAAAGACTTTGCTTTTGAGCTAATAACTCTGAATTTCCAGGATCCAATTTCAAGAGCTTATTTACATCACGCAACTGACTCTGTGTGCTTCTAATACTTGAATTCACAGTAGTTAATGCTTTTTCAAGTCCTGATGCATCTGCTCCTAATTCAATTGTTATTCCTCTTATTTTCTTTGCCATTATTAAAACCTCGCAAAATCTTCTTTGGTTGCAAGTTTAGGATATTCGCATGAATCGTTTGCTGATTCTGTCATCATGTCTAATATCATTCCCTGCTCTAGTTCTTCAAGTTCACACAGCCGAATACCCATCTGAAAGATTCTAAGCATGTATACGGCTGTGTTCATTTCTCTCGAAGTTAATTCTTCTTTTTTTTTGAAATTGATGTTGTAATGGTTGTTCCAAGATATATATCAATAATCTGCTCTGCATTTACTATGAAATCTCCTACCTCATAGTTTTCCGCCCATTCCACGAATGTGTTGTTATTGATTCTTGTGAGATCATGGTGTTTTGCCTGCTCGCTCATAACGTATACAAGCTGTGGAATGATATCCACGATTTCCATTCCATTGTTGCTCTCTGCACTATTTCCAAAGATTTTCATTAAATCAATGTTGAATGCCTGCTTCATTCGGAATGGTGTTGCTGCATTTGCTAATACCTCAAGCTCATTTCCATTACTTAATTTGATTTTTCCTAACATATAAAACCTCTCCGCCTTGAATTTTTATGCCAGTGCTGTTGGCATCCATACACCCTTGAACCAATCATCATATGCTGCTGCTTTCTTATCACAACGTGATTTTGCGATGTCTTCATCCATCTTTGCGTTGTGGATTGCACCAACCTTGATGTTGATTGTCTCTGTCTGTACTTCGATGCTTTCCTCAGTAGTCTTACCACTGATTGATGTTCTTGTAGCTGTGCAGTTGTAAAGAACGTAACGAGTTGCGCTGTCATCACCTTCGAACTGGAATAAAAGTGCGAAGGGCTGTGTTGATGCCTGTGCTTTTTCAATGTGAACATCGTCTACAACTGCTTCACCAAGTACATCCTCTCTGAATGAGTCTGGAATTAAAGCTACTTCAAGTGACCCTGAATATCCTGCATTTGCTCCGAATGATGCGTATGCAATGTTATCTGCAAAGAAATCATTTGTCTCACCTTCTGGATCCAACTCAAGACTTACACCACCAGGAATCTTAACTGGTGTGTCGAATGTAGGTACCTGTGTACTTGTGTCAATGCTCAACAATGCGTAGTGAACATTTTTAAGTCCGTACTTAATCTTATTTGCCATTGTTTATACCTCCACTGTATAAATAACCTCATAGCACTTCTCATCATCGAGATATTCGATGTCCTTGGTCCATGCTATACCATTTTCTTCTAGTTTTTCTTCAATAAGTCTCTCACTTACTGTGTCTCTGTTTTTTGAATAAAGCTCAATGTCAACGATGCTTGAATACTTTAAGACTACTCCGTCTGCATAAAAATTATCAGTTCCAGTTTCCTGGTAACAGATAAATGGTAATTGTGGAGCTTCTCCTACTGGGAAAGCTCTATATGCGACTTTATTTGTGAATCTTTGAATAGATTCAAGTATATTTCTCAATTTCTCTATGTTCATAGATTTTTCTCCAATTCACTTTTTATTTCATCTTCTAGCATTTTTTCTGCTTCTTCTTCTACTGTGGCTATATGTGGAAATGCTTTTGTTCTTCCGCCATTTACAAGTGCATGTCCTTTTTCTAGCAAGTGTGCGAGTCTGTAATGGGTTTTGTTGTGAATTACCACTCCGTAACTTAGACCGCCTTTTTTGTTTTCATTTGATGATGTCCAACCTTTACTATACTCATTCCAGGATCCGTACTTTTCTGACCCTGCTGGTCTAGCTTCACGAAGTTTTTTTACCGCCTCTTTTGATGTTTTAGTTACAGCATTTTGCATACTGTCTATGCTCACATCTTTCAAGGTTTCAATTTCCTTCATTACTGCATTTGTTAGCTCATCAATGCTTATCTTCTGCGAACTAGCCACTTATACCACCCTTCCATTCACAATACAGCTCTATTTCATCTGAATTGTTTACTCTATATGTTCGATATATGCCATATCTTTCATTGTTGTATTCAATTACAGACTCATTATTGTAATTGACCGATTGAGTCACAATTTTCAAATCTGAGTTGATGCCGTTCTGTCCGGCACTAAAAAACTCTCTTTGACCAATCGACTCAATGTGACATAGAATCTCAAAGGCTTCTTCGATTGGAATATGCTGTCCTATATCGTCAAGCATATATGTTTCTCTGATTAGTATTGCTGACCCTTCCATATCTACTCACTCTTACCCTTCTCGCTTAATAAACGATTGTTGAGCATGTATCGTAATGATCTAGGCATTGCAAAGGCTTCTTCTCTTCTCTTTCGATAAAGGAATGCTGCGTAGCATTCTACGAGCATTCCATCATCTACAGTATTATTGAGTGTTATTCCCTCTCTAGTGATTGCGGCCTTGGCAAGTTCAATCATATTTTCAAGCATTTCATCTCTGCTTGTTCCAGATATTTCAAGGTCCATTTTCAATATTGTTAATATGTTTTCGTTGTTCAAGGCCGTTCTCCTTATTTACTACTTATCAACCTGCTGCCCCTGGGTTTGAAGCTGCATTAGCTGTATCATTTGCAAATGAAATACCACTTGCTGATGGTGTTGTGCCGTTGATTCCGATTACTACGAAACCTTCTGCAATTACTGGAAGACCATCATATCTTGCAGTACCCTTAAATACTGTCTGATCATCTGTGAATCTTACATGCTCAGATGATGCGAACTGACCGCCATCTCTTTCTGCAAGAAGATAAAGGTCACCATAACCACCAACGATTACGTTATCTGGCATGAATTCAAGTGTTACAATGTCACCGCCAACGATAGGCATCTGCTCACTAACACCTGCAACAACTGCACCTGCAGCATTAATTGAAAGTGATTCAGCAATAACTGCATTCTTTGTTGTTTCGTTCATTACCCAGAACTTTCCACCCCTTGCATAGTTGCTCTTTGCTGCACCTGCTGCCTTGAGAATTTCCTTGAAGAAGTCAATTCCTGTCTTTGTTGATGCAATCTTTACAACGTTTGTTGCGTGAAGGTCAACCCAAGGAATTGTTGTTCTTGGATCTGATGGATCTGATGTCTGAGCAATTCTTGTGAAGATACCTACTGGCATCTTTGTACCTGTACCGAATACGATTGCCTTATCAAGTGCATATCCGATAGCCTGTCCAAGTGCATCAATAATGATTGCTGCAAGATTCTCGTCTGAATCTTCAAGTACTGCGTTACACATTGGAATAAATCCACCAACCTTGTAACCATCAACTTCTACTCCTACGAAGTTGAGTGATAACTCGTTGAGCTTACCGCACATTTCTGTCCATACTGCTTCTGGGATTGTACCCATAACATTCTGACGTGCCTTTCCTGGAACTGCCTGTCTGTTAACCTTGCTGATTAACTTTGAATACTTTGTAATATTTTCACGAATAAGTGAAAGTACTACTGTTGGAATAAGAAGCTCTGCTCCCGATACGGATCTCTCTTCTTTTCCGAGTTTTCTTGTTCTCTCAAGGAATGTCTTTACTTCCTCATTTTCAAAGAACGCTGTGCGCTCTTCCATTGTCATGCCAAAAAACTTTGTTCTATGCATTGTTTTTCCCTCTCTCTCTCTTGTTTCTGGTTCATTTGTAATTGGTGCAGGATTGTTGTCCTGTGGTAACTGCTGACTTCTTTCTTCCTCTGCTAATTCACTTTCAAGATCATTGAGAGTCTTTTCAAAGTCTGCAATTTCTTCATCATTAGCCTTTTTCTCTTCTTCAAAGGCTGAGACAGCTTCTTCAACTGCTGCCTTTTCCTCTTCTGTTTCAGCTTCTTCGATAGCCTGTTCAAGTTCAGCTTCTCTCTTTTCAAGGTCTGTTCTCTTCTCTGTGGCTACGTTAAGTGCTTTTCTCTTTTCATCAATCTGCTTTTTAAGCATTAATGTTCTGAGTGCCATCTTCTTTTTCTCCCTTCAATCGGTGTTTTATGTCATTTCTCCACACTTCCGTTTTTCTCTTTTTGATTTCTTCAAAATCTTTTTCTCTTGCTGAGATGGAAGTATCTTCATATGCAGGGAATGTGCAACATGAAACTTCATAGAGCTTCACTTCTCTGATTGTCCAATGGATTGTGCCATCATCTCGGAACTCGGTGTCCTCTTTCAGAATGTCAAATCCAAATGAGCATTGGTCAACATCTCCACGTTTTACTCGCTCATATAGGTTCATTGCATCACTATCGTTCGGATTGATAGAAATCTTTCCCCATAAACCGCGCGCATCTTCTTTCAGTTCTAAAGTGCCTGATTTGTTGCGCCCTAAAACCAATGTGGTGTCATGATTGATTAATGCCCTGACATCCTCAGACAATGTGTTACTGAATGCACCTGGTGCAATTGATTCTGTTGCCCCTGGCCATATTTCATAATTGCTATTAAAAACGGAGAAGTAACCTTCTATGAAAAGTCCTTCTCCGTCTTCCCTCGTTTCAAACTGTGATGCACTTGTGCGCATCTGTCTCATTTCTCTATCCATTACTTTCTCCCTTCAATTTTGCCTGATCTCCTATCATTGACAATGGAATGTAGTTTTCTAATACTACTAGCTCTGACAATCCGTCTCTAGGTGACATGCTCAATTTATCTCTCACTTCATTTCCATCTACTATTCCTCTTACATAAAGATTTGAGTAAACATCTGCTAAGGTCTTTATGTCATATGCATAAAGTGATGCCATGTTGAATTTCCAATACCACTTTGAAGATATTAAAATCTTCTTTGTGAGTTCCTGCTGTATCACTTGTGCGATTGGCATTATCTTGGATGATATAAAGTTATTCCACTCGTCATTTGTGTATGTTCCTACACCTAAAACAAAGGACGGAACACCGATAATTGATGCTACTGTCCTTTTGTCAAACTCCACCGACTTATCTATTGCAAGATCTGCAAGTGATAATGGTCTAACCTGCTCAACTTGGAACTGCTCTGATGGTATCAACCAAGGCTGACCAGCTTTTGCGGTATCAAAATAGCTCTCTAGGAGTTTTTGTCTACCTTCTGGTGATGCAAATTCCTCTGTCAATGCATCCACCTTTACTATGATGGATGGTTTCCATTTGCTTGACATGAAATCTTTCTTTGTTTTTCCTGCCTGTTTCAAGTTATCAGCAATATCTTTTAAAGATGTTGTGATTCCTTTGCCCTTCCAGGGATAGTTTTCATCCGAATTGTATATAAAATGCAATACATCCTCTGGATCATAATTCTTTTGGTCGATTTTTATTGAATAATTGTATGCATCCCCAGTAAAATTAACCTTTCCTGCAGGAATAGGAACTAAATCATCAAGTATTCCGTCTGATGTTTTTGGAATTACTACACTATTTCCTTTGCCATATAACAAAAGATTCATGACAATAAAATCCATCCATGTTTTTCTAGTCATATTCTTGGATGGATTTATGTCTATTTTTCTTGATAATTCATTTACTATCCTAATGTCTCCACTTTCGGTGTTACTCATTAAGTGAATAGTCATTGATGAAATTAGATCTGCAATTGTTCTAACTCCTGCGACTATTTCTGGACAATCTGAAAGTCTAGTATATCCGCTACAAATGATGTCATCCCAATCAATTACGGCTGCGACCTGTCCTGTGTTCCTCTTTTTAAATCTTTTTAATAAATCCATTTACTGTTTACCCCACCATGATGAAGCTTTGTTTTTTCGTTCCATATCTTCCAGCATTCGTATTGTTGCAAACACAGAACAATCAAAAATATCTATTCTGTTTGTCGGTTGTGTTTTTTCGTATTGGATCATATCGTCAGTTTTTTCGATTGCTGCGACATTCTCAACACAATACTCATATGCATCTGAATGCAAATAATAAAGAGTGCCATTTTTAGCACTCTTTTCTATGTATCTGAAACCTTCCGATTTTTTGTAATAATACTGTGGTTGATCTATAATATTAAACCCTGCATTCTTCATGGCTATGAAGTATTCTCTACAGAATTTTCTATCATGTCCTACCTGCTTAATCTTGAAACCCTTTTTCTTCATTTCCAAGAACCAATTGACCACTTCTGCGTGATTTACTGTAGGACTGTTGCACATTGTGAGCCATCCTTCATCCTGCCATCCAAATAATGGGATATTATCCTCTTCTGCTTTTTTATATGCTGCAGTAATTGGAAACCAGGCATGAGGAATGATAATATCAACTCCATTATAATTTCCAACGAGTGATGCAGCTGTCAAATCATGCATCTTTGACAGATCTGCACCCCCATACCAATCAATTTTTAGTTTTGCTAGATCTTCAAGTGTCCAAGTATACTTTAGATCTGAATTTCTAAACTCATTTATATTAAAATATGCTTTTATTGAGCTTGTGTATATGTTAAGGCTTCGACTCAGGAAGTCTTTTCTCTGTTGTGGATCATTTTGTGCCTGTAAAGCATCGTTCATCATGTCCTGTGGCCTGATAGTGATTCCGTAGTTTGGATTTGCTTTCTGATGCTGAATTGCATCTGTATAATCTACATTTCCATTTTCGTCCTGGTCTGCTCTTGAAATAAATACAAAAAGCGAGTCATCTTTAACAGTTCCATTTGCGACTTTTACTCCGTAGTCAAGTCTTCTATAGCAGAATGAGTTCATCTCATCACCTGCTGTTGTAATGCCCATCATCAATTTGTTTGTATAGGCTTTTTGACCCTCTTTAAATCTGTTATATTGTGATGCTTTTTTAAATGCATGTATTTCATCTGCTATTGCTACGTTGCAATTGAATGAGTCTTGTGCATCTGGATTAGATGCAAGTGCTTCAATGTGTATGGATCCTTTTGGTTTTCCATCTTCACTTGCGAACTCATAATGGATTGAATGTTCAGCATTGTTGTTTCTCACTCTGAACTGTTTATCAAATCCTTTTGCCCTTAACGAATGATGAATAAAATCAAATGATTGTTGTGCTTGTTTCTGCGCTGCTGCCACAATGTACAATGTAGCACCTGAACCGGCTTCTACAATTGACAACGCAAACGCAAGTCCACCGACAAATGATGTTTTTCCGTTTTTTCTGGGAATAAAAATAAAGGCTTCTTTGAATCTGCGTTCCTCTGTGCCTTTAAAATAGAATCCCATTAAGTTATAAATGATGAATTTTTCCCAAGGTTCAAGTTTAAATGGTGCATTCATGAGTGAATTCCCATTCAAATCCTCGCCTTTAGCATGGACCATCATTGTTTCCATGATGTTGATTACTTTATCCGCTGCCTTTTCATTAAAATCAAACTCTTCTCGCTGCAAGTCAGCCTTATATCTTGCACATGCAAGTACTATTTCTTTCCCTACAATGAGTTTGCCTTTGAGAACACCTTCGACATATGTATCAACATCTTTTTTATGTGATTTAGCCAATCAGATCACTCAGCGCATCCGCAAATGCATCTTTCTTTTGTGATTTCAAGGCTGTATCATCAATCTTCTTTAATCCTGCAGGTGTTAATCCTAAGTCTCTCCAATATGCAAGAGCTGATTTGTTGAGACTATCCCACAATGCAAGAGCAGGATTTGTGACCATATTTTCTGCCCCTGACTTATTAGTGTATTTGACTATTGGTTCTCCACCTTCCTCTTGGTAATACTCTTCGGCTTGATCTCGTCTTTCAAGTATTCCAGCAAGTGTGATAATCACATTGTCAAAGTATGGTCTATATGTTCCTGCTTCTTCACAGGCTTCTTTTATTCTTTTGACCCATGTTTTTTGCTTCATGTTCTACCTGCGTTCAAAAATGTATTATTTTTGATTAAAATTTTCTCGCGCGTACGCGTTATTAGGAAATAACTCCCTTTACCCCCCTCTTTGAAAAATCACCGCGCATTTGGAAATAGCAGAT